GCAACAAGAGCCTCTAGCGGGGCTGAGCCAGGAGGAAGTGCGCCAAGTCGGATAAGTGCGTACTTGTATTCGGGGGACTCTGGCTCAGAGGTATAGAGAGAAGCAAGAAGTGGGCGAGCCTCGTCAGAGATTCGGTTGTCTGCCAAAGCCCACTGAATCTGAGCGTTGATAAAAGCCGAGGCTGTCATAGCGTGGCTAGTTGTTGATGCGGGGTGACCAACTGGTAGAAGATCGGTGTTTCTTGGGGCCTGAGACAGGCTCTTGTTCTTCTGAGAAAGTGTTATAAAAGCAGACAACTCACGCATAGCGTGGAACTCTCTGACCTCAAAGGGCTTATTGCGAGAGGTATCTAGAGAACGCTTAACAACTGTGAGAGCAGACTTGTAGGTTACTTGTCGTTCGGGCGAAACACTAGAGTTTGCCTCGTTTACAACAGAAAATACCTGCGCTCTAAGTAGAGCGACCTGACGATTCACTGAGTTGTTGCCACTGCTCACGAAAATGAACCCTTCTCAACAACGGGAAGTAAGTCTGCATCTACACTGCTATAACCTAATTGTGCCAGATTTTTAGCACGGCTATATGGATCTTCACCATCTTTAACACCTCTAAGCCATGACGCTCTAAAAGCTGTCACTGCTTCATAACCAAAACCAGAGAACTCTGTTAAAGCAAGAATTGCTTCCTCTGGAGTCAAGTCACCTTGCTCTTCTGGAATTTCTACAGAGAGTTCGTCTGCGTATCGGATAATGTCTACATATCCTCTAGTTTCTTCTTTTTCTTTGTTGTACTCGTTAATGATGTCAGAGGAAACAACTCCGTCTGGGATAACTGCAAATCTGCATTTACCTAGAGGTTCTACGGGTAGCGCAATAATTTGGCACTGATCTCCACCTTGGTAGAATACACAATTGGCGCAAACAACACCGATGTTGGCAACAACATTTCTTTCTGGCGGAGTGTAGCCAGCCCAAACGCCAGTTTCATCTTCATTGAACTTGCCATGCTTTGCCACAACTTCAAGCAAGGCTTCGGCCAAGTCTCGTTCTTCAGGAACAAAAGCAACTGATGCAGTAATAGCAATTGAGTTTTTAGACTTGCTACTGCGGGGGTGGGCTGCTGGCAGCAAATCATTGTCAGTTTTGTAGTTGGGATTTGCTGGCTTACCGCTTTTAACAAGTTTTAGAAAAGCGTTCACCCTTGCCATAGCCCACTGGTCTCGTCCCATACCTGGGCGGTGGCTCCCAGAAAATGCTCCAGCACCTCTACGGTAAACAGCCTTAAGCATCCCTAAAGTTACTTTGCGACCTTCGCGAGCCTTCTCGTTGTGCTCGGAAACTTTATTCTTAAGCGACTTCTCAGTTTTTGCTGAGAACTTAACCGCGCTAGACTTGCCAGAAGAAGCAGATCCTTTTTTATTTTTCTTTGATCCATAAATCCGGTCTTTCTTTGGAGCAGGAGTCTGAGAAACTGTTCTTTTAGCGTTAGCAAAATCCTCACTAGACACTTTGTTCACTCTCCTCTGTGACAGGACCGCCCGCAACCCATGCGCGACAAGTTCGCGCTGAAGCGCACTTAAAGTCAAAAATTTCGCAGTAACCTAGTTCTCCAGCAGCATCGATTGCATCAAATTCATCCGCGTCATTTGTAAGACCATTCTCAATGCAACTCATCATTGAAGGAGTTTGGATAAATACGGCGCAATTACCACAGCGTTGCTTTTTGGCGGTTTCTACATCTACATTCCACTCATCGCCAAGTGCTGTCCAGTATTCTTCGTTTGGTTCGCCAGGATTCAGTGGACCATACATTGCTTGGTCAATAGCCTTTTTACGGTTATCTAAGTTAATAACAATGTCTTGAGTTGCTGGAGGACATCCTTCAACATCTGAAGTCGCTACAGCAGCAGTAACAGGTTCAGCCGCTGGAGCACCGCCACCCAAGGCTTCCATAACATTTGGTGGGAGGGGTGCAACAGAGCTTGCCTGCTGTGCATTCTTAACCTGATCCATAAGATTTGGAGCAAGTGATGCAATCATTGCCTCTGTCAATTCAGGAGTAATCATGCCCTTCTCAAACATCATGCGGATTGCAAGTTCGTCAGGAGTTGGTGCATCGGATTCGGAGAATCCGTGAGCCTTGCGCCATGTCTGCCAAGAAATTGCAGCCTTGTCAAATCCCATGTCTGCATCAGCAGCGCGGTCATTGCGAGTAGCAATTGCTGATGGGTCATACCAAACAACAATGCGCTCAACTTCGGACTGTGCGTAGCCGTTAGCAATCAAGTAAGGGCGCAGGTAAACAACAGTGAGAGCGTCTGCAATAAGAAGCATAAGAGGCTCAATGTGAGTCTTGTAAAGTGTTTCATCAATCTGCAAAGCGTTTGAGTACTTCACGTTTGCAAGACCTGTAATTACATCCTTAGGAACATCTAGTCCCTGGAGAATGCGTTCAAGTACACGATCCGAACGCTCAGCAAGAGCAGGGTCGAAGGAACGCTCAAACTTGAACTGCTTAATCTTGTCGCCAAGTTCTGCAGGTCCACGGATGATAAGTGGAACAACTGCAGAGGCGGAGTCTTCATCCTTGATAGGAGTTGTCATCGCATCAATGAGTTGCTCTTCAAAGTCGTCTTGTTGCTCTTCAGCCAAGATCGCTGGATCAACATCTGTGTCAGCATCACCGTATGGGTAGTCAGGCACTGGACCAGAAGAAACTGCGAGACCGTCTGGCAAGTAGAGAGCACCAGCGTTAAGGCGCGAACGAGCTGTCGCACGGAAGGTACGGTTCAGCAAAAGTAGTTCGGCGCACATGTCGAGTAGACCACGCAGAGAAGAGTCTGCTTCATCTGAGAAGCGTGGGTGTGCTCGCCAAATGCGACCAATGAATGCGTTGCTTCCAAGTGGAGTCCCACCAGCCCGTTGCGAACTTCCATATCCGCCACCAGTTGTTTCCTCGCGACGACCAATGACGTTGTATCCGCCCTTTGCATCGGTCATAACTTCGTCAACAGACTTAATGTCCCAAGACTCTGGTATTGCAGTTCCAAGTCGTTCTGGAATGTGAACCAAGTAGCATTCACCAGCAACGGAAAGGTTTAGGGCAGCGTCTCGCAAAAGTCCAGCCTGACCACCATAAGCAGAGTCAAGACGGCTTAGTGCCCGTTCGGCTGCAGCGGCTAGTTTGTCGTCAACAACACTTGACTGACGAGAACTAACTGGAGCCTCTGCAGGGTTCTCAACAACGGCGGCGTAGATGCGAATTCGTGAGATGACGGATGCGACCAAGTTGAAGGCGTATTTGATTTCGCCAATTGCGTCGTAGTACTCCCAAGCCTCGGCCTGCCACTGGCTAGAGTTAGAGCTTCTACGCGACTTAAACTGTTCGAATTCTCCCTTATCATTCATCTTTACTTGCGCTGCTGCAGCGGTAAGAGGACGAATCGCGGAGTAGGGAAGTGCTTCAGCTGTGTTTGAAGTTGTGAATACAGACTTAGAATCTGTAGGACTTGGTGTAGTCAGATCTGACTCGTCACGGCTGAAAATAGCCACTACTTCTCCTTGTTGTCGCTACAGTTGCGGAGTGTGAAGTTAATTAATCTTTATCTTCATACGCGGTCAACAATCCCGCGATTGCTGATAGGGCAAAGACTACAGCAAAAATGCGAGAAACATCTTCACTAATTGTATACCAAATTATAAAACCTAATCCAACCCAAATGCTCGTACACCACATACAAGTGCTGAAGTAACCAATCTTGGTTGTCTCTGGTGGAAAACGCTTCCAGAAGGAATCTCTGAGTCCAGCAAAGATATGGTCTTGCGTAATGAGCCGAGAGATCCTGTAAGTGGCTAGGGCTAGAATAATAAAGTCAAGAGCGTTGAGCGTTGACACTGTTAAGACCCTTCTGAGATGGACATTGACCCGCCAGGAAACCAATTCTTCAGGCGCGAGCCACATCCACAGGCGCGATCCTTCTGCACAACAATGATTCTGTTGGACTTTGTAATAAATCTGTATATCTTTGAGTCGTCTTTGTCTAGTTGGATGTATTCTTCCTTGAAGTAAGTGATCGGACCGTTAGGTCCATCAACTCCAATAGTAATAAAGCCGTTAGATGCGATGACTCGGGCCTTAGGTGCAGCGGTAGAGCCTGCTGGAGCGTATTGTGCGTTGATTCCTACGGTAATTGGATCTATGTCTGGATAGGCATTTGAGGCAGTAATGATGACAACTGCCGGAAAAATGTCTAGATTTCGCGCTGGAGTTGACATTTATTGTCTATTCTACTGTTGGTTGACGTGATTTATGTAGTAAGAGAATAAAAACTCTTCCCAGCCGAACATATCCTCTAATACCTTAATCGGGACAATTAAGGGGCTGTTTCTCGTTGAATCTGTCAGAAAACGGTAGAAATCCTCTTCATTTCGTACAACAGTGGAGCTAAATCCTATTTTTGAGGCCTCTATGTCCTTATATCGGAAGGAGAGCGGAATGGGAGGAGTGTTGGCGGCACAAAGACACTGGAAGATCCTGGCTTGAGGATGGGTCTCACGGTCAGGATTGAGCCACAAAACTGCTACTAACTCAGACATTGTTTATATTTCCTATTCCTTTGCTAACTCTACGGAACATTGCACGGGATGAGACCTTTGCGGCGCGAGCAATTGAGTTTACGGGTACTCCTTTGAGGTATAGAGCGGTTGCTAGTTCGGTTAGTTGGTTGTTTGCAATGCGGTAGGGGGAAGAAGATGGAGTTTTCGCGCGGCAGTTACGAGCTAGAGCGGCTAAACGTGCTAATTCTTCGGCCTTGGGCTTGGGTATCTGCGGGGAAATAGAGCGGATATGCACGTTTTTAGGGGTAGGGGCAGGAAGTGGTGTGGTTGTGTCACTGTAGGGAGCGTTCTTTATTTGGTAGTACAGGGTTGATTTAGGGCGCGGAGGCGTTAAAGAGGCTCCTATGGACGCTAAAGACCATCCAGCCTCAAACAGTGCCCTTAGGCGGGTCTGCGGATTGGGGTGGGTTTGGAGGTACTGAACCTCTTCATCAGGAAGCATGGTCCTATTGTACAGACTTTTTGCCTATGCTGTTCCGCCTGCTGTGTACTCATTCACTAGAACGGGCGGTGGATCTTGTTTCTGCTTCTGCTCTTGTTCTAAAGCTCCGCAGGTGCATGGCGGGGCTGGTGTCCAGAAGCAGTCATCTGCGTGGCGCATGTTTTCACGTTCTTTAGGTGCTTGCCAAGGTGAGGTGATAAGTATACTACGGCGGAGAATTGGAACGAAACGGCGAAAAGAGTGAACCTTTTACTATTTTTGGATTTGGCCTGTGAGTCGGCTGTGCATACATTTGGCTGCTGCTCGAATCGTTTCCTAAATTATTTATTTATTTATTTATTTTATTTTGGTTGGATTGTCTTTTTCGTTTGAGATTTTATTTATTTATTTATTTATTTATTTATTTATTTTCTTCTTCTTCCTGGAGAGCAAGCCTTCACTAACTCTCAATGTCTACTTGAGGTTGAGACTTGCTATTATCTTTTGCCTATCAAGTGATAGTTATCTATCAAGTGATAGGTCAGAGGATTTGGATGTGTGAGGTAGTTCATAGATGTAGATGAAACTTTGTTTTGATTTGGGCTTGACAATGTGTAATCACTCTGAGATGCTTTGGGTGTAGGGAAGACATCAACTAAAGGGAGACGACAATGGACATGCGTGGCTCAGGTATCTACAGCGACACGATTAACCTTGACTTTGTTTGTACTAACAGTGAGTGCGATGAAGATAACCTCAAGTCTGAGGGCTTTGTAGATGATTGGGGTAAGGTCTCAGCGACCTGTAAGTTCTGTGGTAACACCTGTGAGTGGGAGGACTAGATGGTTGGAGGTCAATGACTTCCTAAACTTTCTTCCAGAAACATAGAAACCCTCCACCTAAAAAGGTGGGGGGATTTCTGTATCCGCATATCCGCATAAGTAATGCCTAGCCCTCAAACCTCTGAGGGACTAGGCACTACCGCTTGGCTTGGCTTTGCTTCTCTAGATCCGCTTACTTCCCTAGGGCAATGACTGCCCCTGATTTCAGGGTGATTACCGCGCGGTCAACCTTGACTTCCTCAACTGCCGCAGATGCTTCTTCTTGTACGGCAACCTCGGCTACAGGCTTGCTCTTACTGTAGGGCTTCTTCACTTCGCGCGCTACAACTTCAGTCACCGCTTCAGCGACAACTTCAGTCACCGCTTCAGGAGCAACTTCTTCTACAACCTCAACCACTTCTTCAGTAGTTTCGGCAACGACTTCTTCTTCGAACGCCATCTTACCGCTTTCTCTTTGCTGGACTGCCATCCACTCAAGGAGGGCTTGTGCCTACTATTCTACCGCTCTACTCTCTTGATGACAGTAGGGCAGATGTTATTGAGGCTGCTCCCAGCGCGACTACTACCGCTAAACCATCCTTGGTATTGACAGCTACAACCACTGCTGTCACCGCTAACACTGTTGCTAAAACTGCGCTCCATACAATCTTGATCTTCATTACTTACCTTCCTTCTCGCTTCGTCTAACGCTTACTTCATCCGTATTGGGGTGGCACTCACAAGGGCAGACAACTTTCTCCCACACCCCCTGGGTGTGGTAGAAAACCTGGGGACAATAGGTATGAGTACCGTTAGACATACACCAACCACTAAGAAGACCTTGCGAGTTCTCCGACTTCTTTGTCAAC